CATGGAAAAGAAATCAAGAAAAATTACTGAATTACTTCGAAGTTGATATTTTCCATTTGAGGTGCAGCCGATACTGATACGATTTCCGTATTATAATATGTCGCACAATCTTTTTTCACAACTACTTGAGAACTCAATTCGAAATAAGTGGATTCTTGAAGATTTCCTTTAGCTGCGATAAGGGCAGCATCTATAAAGAAAATGTTATTTACAGGATCTTCTTCACTTGGGAAGATCCATCCCTTGATTGTGAAATTGGTCGATCCTTCTATAAAGTACTTCGTTCCGCCATTAATATCGGTTGGATATGTTACAGAAACGTTTCCATCCCAAAGAACCTCGGATCTTATTTCTTCTATATATGGTAAGTTGTATTCTTCTGGCACTTTCCAAGAAAGAATAATGTATGGATTACAAAATGGAATAAAATTCGACATGATTTGATCCAAGTCCGTCTGATACTTGGTCAATATGTTCATCTGTATTCCTATATTAACAGGAACTGGTGTTCTATAAAAATGAGTAATTTCTGTTTTATGGTTTTCTATATTGTAGTCCGGTCTATAAAATCCTAAATTTTTATTAAAAACTCTATTATTATCCCTACTAAAACTTGTCATGTGGATGCTGACAACAGGTAAAGTTATGTTTTGGGAAAAATTCTCAACATCATATATGACCCTCTGTTTAGGAGCATATACATATCTAACTTGAACAGTTTGCCCAACGACTCTATTCGCATTGAATCTTTTAATTACAACATTGTTAAATGCTGCTAAAAATTGAATCAGAAGATCCTTTATTTCGAAGAAGTATGGGCTTTTCAACATATCAATGTTGAATTATTTAGGCGAATATCATCTCTACAACATTATCGTAGAGATTGTTTTTGCTACCAACTGGTTTTATCATTTTACAATTAAATGTGAAATCTTCCATGTTGTGGCAAAGAGTACCTATAGTATAGTCAAGCCTCAAGGAACTTACGGTTTCCATTACTGTAAATGCCATTGGGAGTTTGAATTGTTTTTTACTTCCAGACAAATCCAATGTGAAAGAATAATGAAAATCATTAAAATTGAATAAAATCAACTTCCCTTCCCTAATCGTTTTATTGTTACAAACGAACTTGAAATTTCTATGAAGATTATTTAGAAAAATTTCTGTTTGTTTTTCCATTTTTATTACATGTTCATCCATGATGATTTTTCCGCAGGGCTTTTATGGAAAATATTATCTCTAAAGTATTCCCAAAATTTTTCATTGGCTGGAACTCTTGCAATTAGATTACAATAGCTCATATTAACCGCTCTATAGTCTTGCATTATAATATCCCAAAGAATTACGAGATTGTATCTATTTGGATCATAATAAGGATTTCTGTATGGTGGAGGAGTAGTTACTCTATAATTCAAAGTCAACTTCCCATCCAATGTGTTCAGAATATTTTGTGCGCTTGTACAGAGCATTCTCCTATATGGAGACTTTCCAGCTACAAGGTGCCTTCTCCTGAACTTAATCTCGCAAACGTGAGTTCTTGCGAGTGCCTTTAGATTTTCCCTCGATATGAACATCTTCTCTTGGTTTTGCAATACCGAAAATGCGGTGTTCATTTAGGAATTGCCCATGCTTCAAGGTTCCATAACCTTCAATTTCTACGTTTGAAATCATAATTCCCTTGTTGTTTGGGAAAATAACATAATCGTCTTTTTTAACCAAAGATGTTCCTTGGCCACAAAGGATGACTTTACCCACACGCCATGCTTGGGTGTCGGCATTTACGGGAACAACAATACCGTTCCTAACGATCTCATTGGAATTTCCTCCAAGGTCTACAAGCTCAACGAGAATAATATCATCAATAACCTTGCAAAGATCGTAACCAATAAATACGCTATTGAGTGAGTTTTGAGAAAAACCATCTAGGTCGATGAGTGATTTTTGTGGTGTTAGGGCGTCAATGTTCATAATTCGAGTGTATTTAAAAAGTATTCTAAAAAAGCAAGGAGTTATTCCGATTTTTCTGTTTTTTTCAAATATTCAATTCTTTTAAATTTCTTCTGCGGAAGAACATTTAATAGCATTTTATAGTGCATTTCTCTGTCATTTTGTAAATAATTTAACTTGTTGGTGGTCTCGTTTACCATGTTGGCTGATTCGGAATCATACATTGAAACCCATCTATTTACCATGAAAACGTTATATTGTTTTATCTCCTCAACGTTTTCTTCTTGGAATGGTTTCTTGAAAAATAAAACATTTTTGATGTAATCGAAAATTTGCATGTTATAATAATATCACAGTTGGGATAAATGAACAGATAATTTTTATTGTTTTTCGTTAAACCCACATAAATAATACTATGCCAGAAAACGCATCTTCAGGAAGAGAATCCACATTCGGTAGGGGATTGATGAATTACGTCAACTCCTATCTTCCTTATCAATCTTATACAGTTATAGATACAATATCAAAATTAAATCCAAAATTCAAAACATTCCAAGATACTGGTTCAAAAAGAACAGAAGCCCTTTCCAGACAAAGTATCAGTTCTTCTTCTGATTATAATGATATTTCTCCTTCCGCATTCTTTAACATTGATTCGAATTTTTCGCAATACATGTATGCGAATGTTCAGGCTGATAAAATTTCTAGAATCAGGGACTATCGTGTTATGGGGGCATTTTCCGAAGTCGCCGATGCCTTGGACGAAATATGTGATGAGGCGATAAACAAAGATGATAATGGCGACATAGTGAAACTCGAATTCCCCACAGAAAGACTTAAAAGTGAAGTTAAGGGTGATATTAATGAAGAATTCGAAAAAGTGATGAACTATTTTGAATTTGAAAAAAGAGGTTGGGAATATTTCAGAAGCGTCTTAGTTGATGGTGAGGTTTATTGGGAAAACATTATCCACAAAGAGAGAGAAGAGGAGGGTGTTCTTGGTATTGTAAGCGTTCCGACTGAACTTGTAGATCCTATTTTTGGTAATGTGCAAAACATGATGGTTAAAGGATTTTTACTTAGAAAGCCAGTTTTCGATAAAACAAATCCATCTAAAATAGTAGACTATGTTATGATTCCTTTGGATAAAAACCAAGTAACATATGTTAACTCCGGAGTTTGGAACGAAAATAAAACGATAAGAATTCCATTTATTGAAAATGCAAGAAGAGCATATAGACAGCTTTCTCTTATTGAAGATAGCGTTGTCATTCATAGACTTGCACGTGCTCCAGCAAGACTTGTTTTCAACGTTGACGTTGGTACAATGCCAGCGCCAAAGGCTGAATCATATCTTCGAAAGATGATTCAAGATTATTGGTCGAAAAGAACATTTGATGTTGATCAAAGTGGGCAAGTTAACAAGTTTAACCCTCAAAGTTATTTGGATAATTATTGGTTCGCCAAGAGACAAGGTTCTGAGGGAACTGATGTTCGGGAATTGCAAGGTAGTGCTCAACTCAATAGTCTTCCAGATTTGGACTACTTTGTAATGAAACTTTACAAGGCATTAAAGGTTCCTGTAAACAGAATTTCAGCGGAATCTGGTTATAATGATGGAATGCAGATGTTAAAAGAAGAACTCAAATTTGCAAAATTCATAATGAGAATGCAAATGCATTTCGCGGAATCATTGAAAAATACATTTATTGTTCACTTGAGATTAAAAGGTCTTTGGGACAAATATGATTTAAAAGAGACTGATTTTGAAATCAAATTTACTCCTCCTACTAATTTCTTTGAGATGAGAGAGGCTCAGAAGGCGGAAATCAAATATACCACTTTCAATAACATGGTTCAAAACGAATCCATTTCCAAGACCTATGCCCAAAAGAAATACTTGAAATGGAACGATCAGGAAATACTAGCAAATAGAGCATTCCTCAAGAAGGACAAAGAACTTGAATTTGAACTCGCTCAAATTCAAGCCAACGGTCCTATGTGGAAGACTGGTGGTGAGGCTGTTGAAGGTCAAGCTATGGCGGCTGGTGCTGGTGGCACTGTTCCGACTGGTGAGGGTGCTCCAACTGGTGGTGCTTCTTCGGGTGGCGCTGGTGGTGGAGAAGCTCCTCCAGCATTTGGTCCTCCTCCAA